ATCAATCAAGCCAAATGGAAAGCAGCAGAGGAGTTCTGCGCAGACCGTCAATGGAAATTTCAAGTACTGACCGAGCAACAATTGTTTGGCAAGAAGACTAAATAGTCCATATGGCAAGCGTTTTCGATAAAATTCTCACACAAGGTGTTCGTGCAGGACAGATTCCTGCTCGCACTCAGCGTGCAAGAGATTGGTTTCGTAACATGGCTTCTGAGCAAAGACCATCTGCGGCAAGTCCAACTAAGATCTTGAGAGAATATAAGAACAAGGTAAGTGCACCGCAAGTTGGTGGCATGTATCATTTCAAATATGATCCAAAGATGAAACAGACGCTGCCGTATTATGATGCCTTTCCATTGATCTTTATGGTTGGTCCAGCTCCAGGTGGATTCTATGGCATCAATCTACATTATCTGCCGCCAAATAGCAGAGCAAGATTAATGGACGCATTGTATGAAACAGTAAACAATACAAAGTTTGATGCTTCTACCAAGTTGAGACTCTCTTATGAAATTCTCAATAAGGCAAGTCGCTTTAGATTGTTCAAACCAACATTCAAACATTACTTGGCGCAGCATGTGAAGTCTAGATTCGTTGAAGTGCAACCAAGTGATTGGGATATTGCTTTGTTCTTACCAACAGAAAAATTCAAGAAGGCAGACAAACTCTCTGTCTGGAGTAATGCATAATGGGATTACTTAGCGATCAGCTTAAAAGACAGGCAGGCGCATTTGTTGACCGTGGTCTCAATAGCTTGCTTGGAAGTTTCTTTGGGACAAACGGTGAAGCCGCTGATGGTTTCAGCATTAATAAGATGATGGCAGAATTGAACAAAAGTGGTTATGCAAGTTCTAGCCACTTTGAAGTGTTTGTTCATGGGGGCAGAAATATTGGTGAACAGGAAATGCGTTTCCGTGTCGACAGTATTGACCTTCCAGGAAGAAACTTTGCTCCAATTGACCATAAATTTACGAACATTGGTCCTGTGAATCGTATTCCAGGACAGCAATTTTATAGTGATGTCACTGCCACAATTCTTCTCAGTGAAGACATGAGAGAAAAAGAATACTTTGAGTGGTGGCAAGAAAAGATGGTGAACACAGGTGCATATGATGGCGAACAGTCTGCACAGTATGCTGCAGAAGATGCAGCAAATGAAGCGGCAAAAACGGCAGCAGAAGAAAACATGGTTGAATTTGAGCCAATTCCTTCTAAGTACAATCGCTCATATTCAAATAGTCCGTTCACGCATAGGTATTTTGACACCTATATTGGCAGTGTAGTTATTCGTCAGTATGGGCATAAGGGGGAATTGAGATCCATTCATACATTGAATGAGGCATATCCTATTCAGATGGCTCCAGTAAGTATGAATTGGGGGTCCGAAGATCCTGCTCGATTACAAGTAACATTTGCGTACAGAAATTACAAGGCAGTGTTTAATAGACAAGACCAGCCAGGAATGGGGTTTGGTTTCAGCTTTGGTTTGGGCGCAGGTGGACTCAAATTTGGCGCAAGACTTCCTGGAATTGGCAATATTGGGTTTGCAAAAGGTGCAGGACTTTCAGCGGATCTTGGAGGAATTTCTAAAAAGATTTTTGGATAATTGAATTGAGGAGAATATTATGGCTTTACCAGTAATGGCGGTGCCGACATTTAAAACAAAAATTCCATCAACAGGAAAACAAATTGAATTTCGTCCATTTTTAGTCAAAGAAGAAAAAATTCTTTTGATGGCTATGGAAGGTGGCGATAGCGCAGAAATGAGTTCTGCAATGACAAGGATTTTGCAAGAGTGCATCCTAACAAAGATTGATATAGACAGTCTTGCAACATTTGATGTTGAGTATCTTTTTCTTCAACTTCGTGGAAAGTCTGTTGGTGAGGTTATTGAAATTACTGTTGGTCACACAGGTGAAACTGAATGTCATCATAGAACACCAATCAAAATTAATATTGATGACATCAAAGTTGACGGGATCAGAAAAGATAAAAACATTAAGATCACAAATGAAATTGGTGTCAAGGTTAGATACCCATCTATGCAAGACGCATTATCGTTGAGCACTGAAGAAGAAGATGCTCCGATGAGATTGATTGCATCTTGTATAGAAGTTGTTTACGATCAAGAAAATGTGTATGACGATTTCACCGTTGAAGAAATGGTAGATTGGCTAGGAACACTCAATAAAAAGCAGTTTGATGCTATTGTGGAGTTTTTCAATGGAATTCCCAAATTAACACATAAGGTTGAGTGGGTATGTCCTGAGTGCAAACAGAAGGATTCTTTTGTACTGGAGGGTATGGCAGATTTTTTTATCTTGCACTGATACATGAATCGTTAGCAAATATGTATCAGTTGAATTTTGCCCTGATGCATCATCATAAATATAGTTTGACAGAGATTGAAAACATGATGCCGTTTGAGCGTGACATATATGTTGCGCTTTTGAAGAAACATTTGGACGAACAAGAAGAGCGGATGAAGCAAAGAAATGGCTGATGCAACATTACCGATTGTCAACGCTATTGATAATCTGAAAGAATCAAACAAAGACCAGCGTGAACGCTTGCAAAAGAGCATGCGTGCTGGATTGCTCAATGTTGTAAAAAGCATTGAAAGACTTGGTTCTAATTTGGGCAGACTCAGTTCTGTTCGTTCTCAAATTGCTGACCCTCAGCAGGAATTGCTTTCTTCTTCACCAGAAACAAGTGGCAACGAACCTCACTTTATTGACAAACTTTCCACATGGTTTGAATTCCAGACATCTCAAGGCGCAAATAAAATCGCCGAATTGGAATCCAGAAACAGAGAACAAGGAAAAACGATTCTTCAATTGAATGAAAGAGTTGTTAATGAACTTGTTCCTGCGCTCAATCACCTCAAAGAAGAAATCACAAAACTCGTTAGATATACAAGATTACAGATTAAACAAACCGCAACAGGCACGGGCATTCAAGTTACAGAAAGAATGCAAACGCTCAATAAGAGACTTGGCGAGTTTGATGAATTGTCTTCTTTCTTAAAAGAGCAACAGACTCATCTAAGAGAATCTCATAATCAATATGCGGTGCAATACTATCAACCAATCATCGATGAAGTAAGAGAAAAACTCGATGATATGAAAAGGAGTATGGCGGTTTCTGCAGATCTAGAGGAAAGAGCAAAACTTCGAAATGTTTATACTGCGTCAATGAACCTTATAAAATCACTCGATAAGAACGAACAAGCATTAAACAATTCTGTCAATGAGAACACAGAGGCTGTCGAGGAAACCAATAGAAAACTTGACAAAAACACAAGATCTGTTGACAAAAACACAAGCGCAGGACAATTAGAAGACCAAGAAACGAGAAAACTTTTCAGAAACATTTTCAGTAACCGTGGACCGCTGTACAATATTTTTGCTGACATTAAAGAAGGAAATAGTCGAATCCGTAAATGGATGAGAGAAAAATGGGAAGGAGAAGGTAACAATGACAGAGGTGGTTTGGGGGCAGTTTCAACAACGATTTCGCTATTGTCTAACCCATTGGTGTGGAAGGCTGCACTCGCAGGATTTCTCTTGTATGGAACAATAAAGGGTCAACAAAATATTGCTGATGCGATGGGAAGAACTTCTGTTCCTGAATACGAAAAGAAAAAGTCGCTTGCAGAAAAGGCAGCGGCAGGAGATCAAGAAGCTAAAAAACAACTTAGAATAGAATTGTATGGAACAGACGATCCTGAAGAAGCATTGTTCCGTAAAAAGTATGGAAAACTTGGTGTCATGCTTCGTGATTGGTGGAAATCATCTCCAGCTTCACCCCCAGCTGGTGCAGAAGAATTCCCAGATGACCTGATAGAAGGTTCCTCTCCTGTACAACCACAAGGGGATGAAGGACCAAGTTGGTGGCAAAAACTTCTTGGGATTGGAGATGCTGGCGCAGCTGACATTCAACCATCAACAAGACCAGGTTCTGTTGAAACCACAAAAGGTATGGAAGGATTTAAAGTCATGAAGAGATCTGCAGAACAATCTGCATCTTCTTTGTCTCCGATAATTATTGACACATCAACAAAGGTTGGTGATAGTAATACAACTGCAATTACAAATAATCAAAACACATTTGCTCCGATCGAAGCAACATCTTCTACGCCTGCTCCGTCCAACACAGATAATTATGGCAGACCAAAATAAAAAAGGGGAGCCGAAGCTCCCCAACAATCACTAACCAAGAAGTGGCATCAATCTTCTTCAGCTAGTTTTTCAAAGAACGACAAAGAATTGTCGTCATCATCACCAAAAGAGACTTCATCACTAACCTTCGGAGCAGCTGCAGTCTTCATAGCAGGTGCTGCCGCAACTGGTGCTGGATCATAATCTTCAGCACGAGCAGCAGGAGCATTCTTACCAAGAACACGATCCAGCTTTGCTTTCAGTTCATCATAAGACTTGAAGTGGCGACGATCGAGGAAATCAGCAAGGCTGTACATAGAATTGTACACCGTTTCCAGTTCGTCGTCATCACCTGCCAATAACGCAGCAGGAGAATCAAACTCAGACTTATCATAGTTGCGATAACCCTCAACATTACGGATCTTCAACTTGAAGTCAGCACCACCCCAGAAGTCAAAAGGATTGATTGCATCCTCATCTTCGAACTGTGGGTTCATTGCTTCGTTCAGCTTATCCCAAATCTTCTTGCCATACTGGAACAAGAAAACCTTGCCTTCATTGGCAGGATTCGCAGGATCCTTCACAACATAGATGTTTGAGATGTACTTCAGACGACGCTTTTGCTTGCGTGCCTGTTCCTTACCAGCATCAGTACCATTGTTCCAAAGTTCGCTGTTGTATTCACCAACAGGATCCTTTTCACCGATAGTAGTCAGACTGTTTTCGATATACCAACCACCTGGACCTTGGAAGCCATGATCAAACACTCGCACGAATGGCAGATCTTCACCATTTGGTTCAGGGAGAAAGCGAATAACCGCAAAACCATTACCAGACTTGTCCACTTCTGGTTTCCAGAAGCGTTCATCAGCACCAGATGACTGCTGCTGACCACTAGAGAGTTTGGTAGATTCGGCGACTAAGCGTGACAGAGTATTGCCACGAGACTTCTTAAGACTTGCAAAAGACATATGTATTACCTCGTATTAAACAGCGTATTAATCTTATCCACATTCACATAATATATAAGCAAGTATATCGTAATCATGCATAAATGTCAAGCACTATTTTACGATACTTTGCCTTTTCAATCTGTACAGAATTGTTCAAGAACGGTCTGTACTTATTCATCAGAAACACATGGTCTTTCAGCATTTTATCACCGTGCTTTTCCCACACTTTACCATACCCAACCAAATCATCTAAGATGACCATGGTTTCCAACGAAATCTTTTGTCTCAACCACAAGCGATATAGCAACGGATGCATACCAAGCAATGGGTTGAGTGCGACATCTAAATTTTCTTCTTTGTCATATACATACATCATATCCTCTTTGAATGTATATGTCAAGGAATCAATTCTTGCTTTCCACTTCTTTAAATTGATCAGATTCTCACCTGACATTAGATTGCCAATCCAATGATCAGAACCAGAAACATAATTGGATACGATGAAGTCGGTGAACTCATCTCGCTTAAACTTGCGTGAGAGTTTCTCGAAGAAGTAGCGGTCTTTGCGACCAAGAAATGTTTCTTCGCTGACTTTCACTTTGCCATTATATTTGAAGAAATTATAATTCTTGCGAGTAAAATGTTGCTGCACCGCAAGATAGGTGCGATATGCATCGAATGCCGACATGTATTCACTCATTAAATAGGAAGCGTTGCGCCTTTCTTTTCAACAAGTAGATTGGCGTTCTGCGCTTCAACGAACATTTTTTCTTTGATTAGTGGAGAAACAAGTTTGGCTGCAGTTTCAACTTCCATCTCATTCTGTTCACACCAATGAACAATTGCGTCCATATAGGAAACATTCTGGTCACGAACAAGCGTCTCTATGATAATAGAGAATTTGTCTTTTGTTATCACATCAATCATTATTAATACCTTTCGCAGTCTTTACAATCTATTGTATCGCAATTCGGACAATGACGCAAATCATCTGCGTCTAGATTGTTATTAAATGAGCGGAGTTTGAAGAGTGCATCTTCTTTGGTAGAAGGATATGCCACAATCTGATTTCTGTGCGATATTTTATAATTGCCTCGGATATCGTCGTGGTAAACAGCAAACCCATTCATTGAGGCAACATATTCGAGCACAGATAAAACTCCTTTATAGAAAGGATTAGTATATATTCGGATTGTGTTTTTGTCAAGTGCTTTCTAGGCACTCTTTCAATTGATCATAACCACCAATGTTGATGGCTTCGATGCCTTTCATCTTCAGAAAATTCTTTGCAGTCTCTGACCTTGCACCTGAACGACAATAGAGTAAATACTTATCAAAAGAACTCAGGCGAGCAAGATCCTCAGGAGCGCAATGGACTGCATTTGAAAGATGCCCATGGTAGAATTCGTGAGCGGTGCGGACATCTACAATAACCCATCCCTGCTCTTCTACCATTTGCTTCAGAATCTTGCATTGTGCGTTATCTAACATTTTCCTTGGTAATCTGCGATTGCTGCTTTGATTGCGTCTTCAGCCAAAACGGAGCAATGAATTTTTACTGGAGGCAACGCTAGTTCTTCGGCGATGTCCGTGTTCTTAATCGTTCCTGCTTCTTCAAGAGTCTTACCCTTGACCCATTCTGTCACCAGACTAGAACTGGCAATCGCAGAACCGCACCCATAGGTTTTAAACTTTGCATCGCTAATTATACCGTCTTCAACGGCAATGGTCAACTGCATAACATCACCACAAGCAGGCGCACCGACCATACCAGTGCCAACATTACTTCCTGTCAACTTACCAACATTACGAGGATTTTCGTAATGATCTAGAACTTTCTCCGAATACGCCATAT